TCGATAAATTGTAGGTTAGTCATTATTTGGGTTTTTTGGTGTTGTTGTTGTTTCTTCGTTTGTGTCATCTTCTTCTTCCCAGTCGCAGTACTCTAAACAATCTGGACATAGGTGTATTTCTGGGTAATTGGTGTGTGCTCCACAGCAAGTAGAAAATGGCATATCTAAGGATTTTTGGTGTTAAGTTTAGATAATCGGCTGAAATAAGTTTTTGGGTCTCCTATTTTAGCTTTGCTCATGTTTGATTCATACTCCAAGGGATGTATGCAGTTTTTTGTCTCATGGCTGTAATAGGCTTGTTCGCCTTTGTCAATGAGTATGCCAGTAATAGCACATTTCATTGGCTTGGTCAAAGTAATTAATTGATGCATTTGTTTTGGTTTAGTTTGGTAAAATTATATATTATTTGTGATAATTTAATTTATTTTAGTTAATTTATTGTTAAACCATAAAAGATTTTTGCCTATGAAAGATTTTTGTCACAGATTTTTAGTCCATTGATCCGCCATTGCCCTGGCAATACCCTGGAAGGTTTTTGATCTTAGTGTTCTACGTTCTGAAGGAGTTTTTGCCTTAGCTAAAGCATCAGCATACCATTTAGGATGTGATTTACCACTTTTAAAAACAGTCCTTTCACCTTTATCAACTATTTTAGTAGGCAATAATTTTGGCAGGTTTTTGAGCCATAAGCAAGTTGTCTTGGTAGCTTCATCGCCAAACATATATGGCTGTATAATTTGGTCGGGTTTGCGGATTTTTGTCGATATAACAGAAACAGGATTTTCAATAGCTATTCGTGGGATCGGAGCATCCATAAGTTTTTGCACAAAATCTAAGGCAAATATTTGATTTTCCCATCTATTAACATTAACAGATCCATCCTTGTTATACATATGCCTTGCACCGCTTACAGACAGATAAGTACAAGGTGGATGTGCGATCATTAGATCCCATCCTTGGTTAACGATCGTAAAAACATCAGCTTGTATATGCCATTCAGGATGACCACCACTACAAGGTAGAATGTCACAAGAAAAAGCCTCGTGACCTAAATCACGAAGCTCTTTAGTTATTGATTGGCTTTCTTCACAAGCCACTAAGATTTTTGCCATAGTTAAATTGTTATGCTGTCGATTTGATCTAGGCAATATTGCTGAATAATACAATTGGGATAAGTAGTTTTTAATGCCCAATAAAGTCCTTCATTGTCATAAAAATACTCTTCGAATTGCTCCTCTCTTCTTTCTTTTTCAACTATTGGCGTAACTACTACCTGAATCTCTTCATCAGTTAAATTAGTAACCAATAAAAAATCTTCTTCTACATTTGATGTTGTGCTAATTTGAACCAATCTTAATACGGCTTCTGTTGTGTTTTTCATAAAATTTAATTTAATTGTGTTTTTACTATGTTTATAAAGTTAGCAACTGCTTTGCTGTTGTCGATTTGATCAAGTTCTACTTCTTTGATCATTTTTTCACCTTTTTCTACTGATTGCCATAGGATCAAATAAGATTCACCGATTTGAATGTGATGATCTTTAGGTAGTGTAATAGATGCGTCAACTTCATCAAAATAATCGGGTTGATCGTATCCCAATGGATTGATGCCACTTCTAATTAGTTCAAGATAGATTTGCTTTAACATAGTTTATAGTTTTAAATTGTGATTTTTGATATTGCCTCTTGGAATCCACCAATAAATTCGTGCTGTCTTATTGCATTTTTAATATAGCCATCCAAGATTTTTGTCATTTCTTTTTTAGTTACTGACTCATTAGCTTGAGTCAAGTATGTAAAAGGTTTTTTGGGATGTGATTCCATTTTAAAGATCCTACCAACTGAATCCATATATGTGTATACGGTTTCGTTTGTTTCAGGGTTTTTTGCTTGGTTTGTTAATGACCAAGTCATAGTGGTTTTTTGCATAGTGTTGTTTTTATAAATTAAAATTAGTAAAAAAATATTAAATATTCCAAATTTTTATTGGGTTTTTGTCAAAGATTTTTGTTAGATTTTTGTTAAGGTTTTTGTCGGATTTTTAGAGGTTTTTGCCAAAGGTTTTTGGGGTTTTTTGTTGGGTTTTTGTTAGGCATAAAGGTACGTCAATTTAAAGGCTTTTTGTCCTGGAAATTGCATATCGATACCTAAACCGATACAATAATCAATTTTAAGCCTATTTTAAGGCTTATTTTGGCTATATTTTTTTATTTGCTTATCATATCATTAAAATTTTATTTGATTGTCTTATTTCGCTTTATCTTGCTAAATGTTCGAACCAACTTTTTTGACTTTGTTCCTCTAGTTCCTTTGCTACCTTTTCGGCTATCTTATCCAATGTTTCAAGATAAAGATCTTTGTAAAATTGCAAAAGGTTTTGATCATTGGGATTATTTTCTTTTTCTAGCTTTAAGATAATAACCTTTAAGTCTCTAATATTCATTTTAGTTTGTTTTGGTTTGTTCCTTTGTAGGGTTTGAACCTATAAACCTACCAACTTAGGCAAAGGATAAAGGGAACCTATTAAAGTTCCCTTTTTTGTCTACTATCTAACTACAAAACCTGTTTTGTCCTTTTTTGCGTCACCTTTAGCCTTAAGTCCTACTACTACATTAACAGGATCGAAATACCTTAAGTCGGTATCGTCACCGTTTATAACTTTGTAGCCGTTCCAATTTTTAGGTAATTGATCCTGAAACACAATTGCAACGTTCCCGCCTAATTTTAAGATCCTTTTAGCCTCTATTTCGTTTGTTTCAGATCTTGAAAAGGTTATTTTGTAGCTAGTATTTTTATACCTCGAAATTATATTAGGGTTCTTGGTGTAGTCATAAAAAAGTAAACTACTATAGAAAGGATCTAAGAAATTAATACCGCTATAGCGTTCCAATAAATAAAGGTGATCCACGTCCGAGGTACCGTTCAAACGAATAGCAATTTTATTGCCTTTCTTTATTGTCTTATCTTGAATAGATAGTATTTCGTTTGCTAATTGGATATAAAAATTGGAACGATCGTAAGCCCAAAACTTTGTTTTGTTTATTCTAGATAGTTGCACGTTTGAGAAACGTCCACGTCCCGCACTATAGAGGCACCCTTTTGTGCAACCGTCCGAGGCAAAAGGGCAAAGGTTAAAGCCCTCTACTATCTTAGACGGTGCAAGATATAAAATAAACGTTTCTAGATCGTTCTTTACTGTTTTGCTATTGGTAGATCCTTTACTTAAAAGGTTCTTAATAGGCTTATAACTGTTTTGCGGTTTGTTTTGTAGTGTAGTTTGCATAGTAGATAAATTTTATTTATAAATAGATTCAATATGTTTTTTGCCTATTGTTAAGGCTTTTTTAATAACGTACTTAGGCGCATAGATATGATCAAAAAATAAAGTTGTCTTATCCTTTGATATCCAAGCATAGCAAATATCATTGCCGTTTGTTATTACCAATTCTGTTTTGCTTATTGTTTCAATAGACCAATATTTGTTTTGCCATATTGGTTTTGCTGTTGGTATTGCTGTTTTACTTTGCATATTATTTGTATTTTGTTAGTTCTTGTAATATTGTTTTGATTAAGGTAATTAGTAGAGTCCCAATAATTAAGTAGATCATTAGATCAATAAAGTTTATCATTTTATTTTATTTTAGTTAGTAGATAGTCAGTTAATAGTTTAGCCGACTTTGATAAGATTAGAATGAATAATACTATTGAGTAGATCAATAGAAAGTTGCTTAAGTTTTGCATATGTTTTGTTTTGTTTAGGATATAAAGATAGGGATCTAATTAATACAAAAGTCAAATAAGATAAAAATATGTAAAATAATATCAAAATAGTTTTGTCCAGGTACTTTACCACTAGTCAACTTTCTTTACCTGGTGTTTTAGCCTGGGATATATTTTATAATACATATACTTTCTATAATATATACAATATATAATATAATACTTATTGTATTATATATTATATAATGAATAATAGAATAAATAAATAAATAAATAAATAGTATATTATATACGGACACTTTACCAACGATATTGAATTAGGTTAGTGATTATTTATGTGAGTGAGTCTTTATGTAACGCAATTGAGTGCATACTAAATTGTATTTATACATATATTAGATGCTAAAATACTTAGTAGCTAATTAAAGGCTATTTATAGGCTAATTTAGACACTTTGTCGACTGCATAGTACCTTGACATACCTCAACTTGAGAAAATAGGTGCTTACCTATTATATGAGCTATCTATGTGGATTTTTCGGTAGTACTTACCCTATACCCACTTTATTCGTGTAATCAATGTTGCAACGCCAATGTGCCCTTTACATTTTTGATATAAAACATTGTTTTCACCAATTTTAACTTTTGTATTGTTGTTTTGGTATAATAGTTGTAGCTTTGACTTCAATACTTGGTAAAGCCTCTTAGCAATAACGTAACCAAGTTTAGTTAGGTGGCGGAATGGTAGACGCAACGCTGAGTGTAAAAACTTAGTCTCCTCAAATTGCAGGTTCGAATCCTGCCCTAACTGCAAATAGATGATATGAAAGATACTTGTGCAAAGAGAAACTATAAGTGCAAATGTGGTGTTGTCCAGGAGGAGTATGTTTGGAGCAGTGAGATTAGGGAGGTGCAGTATGAGTGTAGGAAGTGTGGAGCTTGGATGGGCTTTAACAACATCAAGGTAGACAAGGTAGTGAGTATTGTGTCAATCAGAACGCCAACCAAAAACAGATAATATGAACGCAGAGTTTAAGGATATAACGAAAGAAGCATTTATCATTGCTTATAGGGAGAATTTTGGAAATATTACCATAGCTTGTCAAGCGTGTGGGATTAGTAGGACTATGTATCAGAATTGGATGAAGAATGATACTGAGTTTAAGAAGGCTTTAGCTGAAATAGAGCCAGAGGAAATTATGCTTGACTGGGGGGAGCACAAGTTGATGGAGAGGATTACCAAGGGCGATACTTTGGCCACCATGTTCTTGCTTAAGACTAAGGGCAAAAGAAGAGGGTACATTGAAAAGACTGAGGTGGCTCATGAAGGCGATGTGGTAAAGCAGATTACGGTTAACGTAGTGAAGCCATCAGAATTACCTAACTTGCAGAAGCAGCTCGATGGAGATGAGAATATAATAAACTTCGATACTCAGAAAGATAACAGCTTTAC